AGGATTTAGTTGATCCAGATGCTTTAAATACCAAACACGCAATGTTTCAGGAGTACAACCGATTTTAGGAGCAATAGCTGTGATTGCTGCCCAAGTAGAAGGATAATCTTTTTCAGATTCAATTAGTAATTGAACCGCTCTTTCTCTAATTTCGGGGGTATAGTTTGGTTTTGTCATCGGGATAGTCTCTCAGAATATTGACTCTCCGACAAACCCGGTACGGTTCAGTCTATAACAAGCATTTCTTCGAGACTCAATCCAGTGCGTGACAAATTCTGATAGCGGCTTAGCTCTTCTGAGTATTTATCAAGATTCTTTTTCGCTTCAACAATATCTGTCATATATCCCCCGAAAAAATAAAAGCCCCGCCAATAACTAGCATTTGGCAGGGCTTCATGCGCCGTAATCCGTTCGGCAAAATTGAGAGGTACCCCAACAAAGCACCTCTCGCGAGATAAGATTTTTATTATTCCAAAAACGCAAAAAGCCCATCAACTCAATGACAGGCTTATAATTTGGCACTCCCGGTTTCCCGGAAGATTAACGAGTTACGTTTTCTCGCTGAACGTAAGTTATTAACTTAGATGAAATGAACGACTAGGAATGCCCGATCCGCTATACAGCTTAATTCACTTCTCAAAGTTAAAAGTCCACATTAATATATGGACTTTAATCTAGTTTCGCCTTCTTGCTTATGATGCAAGGGTTACTTACTAATTTAGTTGCACCTTACTTACACTTCGCACAACTTTAACACAAAAATACCACTAGCCCTGATCAGGGTCAAGTGCTCAAGCAAAATTATTTGCATATTTCTCAATAATTTTTTGTTCATGTGGTTTTGTAAATAACACGGCGAATTGAACTAGGTTTTCAGGGGTAAATAAGCGATTACCTCTTTTTATATAGTCCTCCAACTCCCTCAAATTTTGGTCATGCTGTCTAAGCTTTTTAAATAATGCCTTAATTGCCACCCCGTCCATTTGGTTGGGGTTCTTGATTTCCCTGTACAGACGATCAAAGTAGTCCTTTAACCTTTCAGCATTATGCCAATTGGCGATAACATCATATTCAGCAATATTTGCGACCAAAACCCGCTTGATGTCTGAGATGTTCTTTCTACCACTTAGGATTTCAGCATTGATTTCTTCTTTTGTTTTGAAGTAATCAATAAAAATAGATCCGTTGCTTGTTACCTCTTGCCTAATTTTCATTCGTATCCAGCAATCCAATGCATCTTCTTTAAAGCTCTTTACTGCCATCTTTATTTGCAAAAATGTCATTTTGCCCGACTGGTTCAAAATTCTTTCTAGACTTTCCTTTAACTGTGGCAGCTTTTCAAACATTGCCTTAATTTGCAGATATTGATTAGCATTGTCTCTAAGATGCTTGAACTGTTTAGCTTTTTCATCAAAACTCACACCAAAGTGTTTTTTCCCGCACTTATGTCCAATGATAATTTCATTGCCATCATGCAGTGCTGCGATATAACCCTTTTGGTGCTTTCTACCGCAACTAGAAATTCCACAACTAACAAAATCCCTTAATACATAAAAACCAACTAAATCAGAGATAGTGTTTTGAACATCCTCACCCCTAGCAATCGTCACTTTTTCAACAAAATTAGGTCTAGATGTGATTTCTTCAAAATTTGTTATTAAATTAAAATGTTGCGGATTTTCTATCATTCTTGCTCACCGTTGTTTAATCTTCATACAATTATCTGAATTACCAATAAATATCAATAGTTAGATCATACTGAGCCATTTTTATATCTAATAAACTGGTAGCGATTGTGCAAAGCTGCTAAGCCACAACGAACATCGTATTTTGCATCCATGGCTGTTCGCTCTGGAGTTACTAACTGAGTCCATGATTTTTGATTGAAGTAACGCTCTATAATTGCGTCCATCCAATCAAGCATAGCCTCAGAAGTGCAGCCGTCTAAAATATCAATAATCAAGCGCTGTACGGCTCTAGCCTCGTCATCTGTAATTAAGCAGACATTTGGTTTCTTTGAGTGTTTATCAATGAAGTTTTCATCACAAAGGTAATAGGAAATGATCTTTTCTCTATCTCCCTTCTTAAGTCTTAGTTTTGCTTTCTTAATCGCTCCCACTAACGGATTTTCAGTAGATCCACCAAATCTAATCATAGCACCCTGCCAATAACCAAATTGACGCAACCATTCCGGCAAATCGTATTTAGACCAATCAACACCCTGCATGATATGTAACTTTGAATTCATAGATCCCAACCCTCATTTGCCGCTTTATTTGATGTATTCATGCTTACTTGCTTTCTTAGTTCGTCACGTTCTTGCTTAACCTTTTTCAAGTGATGTTCATGCCCAATTGTTTCGCCGTGATGAGATGCTTTCAGTTCTTCAATTGATTGATCTTGCTGCTTAATGATCTTGTGTTGATGGTTTACCAGCCACTTGAGTTTGCCTATTCTGATTTGTGTTGCTTCTGCCTCTACAGCAACCTCATCAGCTTTAATGGCTGCCTCAAATATTGAGAACACACCCCATAAGAGAACGAGCCATAAAAACCATGACGGGAAGCCATTGGCAGAGAGCGCTGTATATACAATTGCCACCATGCCAAAAATAGAAAATCTCGCAAAAACCAAATCAAGGTCCGGTTTAATTTTTTTCTGAATCATGCCTTGCGCTCCCCACTTGACATATCCACCAAACCACCATGGACAGCTATTAATTCTCTTTGAACTTCCCCTGTATCGCTATGTGAATGTCCAAGCATTAAAGCTATCCCATCACCAACAATAAGGTAATTTGCATCTGGAAAGCTTTTGCGAACATCTTTCATCAACCTTTCAAAACCTTTGGCCAGTTCTTTAAATTGCTTTTCAAAGTTAGGATTAATCCAATTAAGTAGCGAATTAGCATTCACATCTCCACCAGCAATAACGTTCAATACCTCCTGATTGTTCATGCAAATTCTGATTACTCCGTCATGTCCAGACTCGCTTTCTTTTTTAAACTTTTCTATCAAATTTGATCTTCTTAATTTTACGTATAAACAATTTGCTGCACTGGTTTCCGCATCTCTTACCCCTTGTCCATAAGCGCTGCGTAAGGACATCATTTTTTTGTAAGTCATTTGTTCTTTCATGCTTTACGCTCCCACTTATTAGAACGGTAAAAAATTAGGTATAAAGACAACAAAAATTGAGTTAAATGAGCGAACGCCAGATACTTACCCCCATCAAATACAGCTAGAGCCGATATACATAAAAAGAAAAAAGTGATATCCATGAAGGCTAGTGAAAAGCGAAATTTAGCTAGACTTCCTGAATACTGGTGCAGCTTTGCAGCTATTGCAGCTACAACCAGTCCCATAAAAGTAGCAATACAGATAACGGTCATAATGATTAGGAATGTTTTCATTCTTCTAGCTCCTGAATGGCTTTAAATCTACACATGTCTAAATGCTCTTGAACTCGGACTGCCCCCCTTTTCCCGTGTCGGTTTTTGGCAATAATTAATTCTGTAACCCCAAGAGGTTGAAGTGTTTTGTCATCAGTTAATGGATTAACAAGGATGATCTGGTCTGCATCCTGTTCTATTTGTCCCGACTCTTTAATATCGGATGCTTTAGGCTTTTTGCCTTTCTCTGACTCGCGATTTAATTGAACCAACGCAACAACTGGACATTCAAATTCCTTAGCCATTGATTTGAGCTCACGACTAATAGAGCCAACTTCCTGAAAACGATCTTTCTTGCTTGGATCTCTTACGAGCTGTAGATAGTCAACAATAATGCAACCAAGCTTTACGCCTGCTTTGGCAAAACGGCGCTTTGCTCTTCTCGCGTAGGCTCTAACCTCACTTATGCTTGGTTTCTGCTTTGGTTCGATCCAAATTGGTAGACCGCTGTAAACCTCTCGATACCTTGCATATTCCTTTAGTAATCCGTCATAAAGTGTTGCATTGTGCAAGTTGTCATATGGAATAGAACTAAGTGAACTAAACATTCTGTTTGAGAGTGTCTCTTTGTCCATTTCTGCTGATATAAAAAGAACCCCCTCCTTTTTAACCATAGCAGTATCAATTGCCATCATTTGTGCCAGAGTTGATTTACCAGAACCAGGACGACCTCCAACAACACAAAAATGACCGTTTTGTACTGTGCCAAGCATCTTATCGAGCGTTACAAGATTGAATCTAACTCCAGATAATTGATTCTTAGTTTTCTTCTCTGATTTCTCTATCATTTGCGCCAATGCGCTAGTCAATGCATCACCAAAGCTTGCGCCCATATCGCCATCTTCTGTTTTATCGATTTGACTCAAAAGATTTTCAGCTTCAATGAATGCGTCTGGCACTGTAGTGTCTTTAGCCATTGCGGCAATGCGAAAACCAATTTGCTCAATTTTTCGGTGCGTCTTGAGTTTTTTTAATTGAGTTACATAACTTTCAGCATTGTAAAAACTACTTGGCGCATCCTGCATAAGCTGAATCAAATAATCCTCACCACCCATCAAATGCAAAACATTTTTGCCCTTTAAGTAGTTACTAACCATAACCACATCGTAAGGATGGTTGCTTTCAGAAAGCTCTACGATTGCCTTGTATATTTGTTGATGACGATCTGAGTAAAAACATTCTGCATCCAACTCCTGACCAATAGACTCAAGTGACAAGGATGTAGTCATTAAAGCCGCAAGAACACATTGCTCCATGTTCACATCATGAATATTTGAATTAAATGACATTACCAGTCCCCCTCAATTACCTTGTATTGAGCAGGAATGGTCTGCACATCCTCAATTTGAGGCTGGATAGCAACCTGTGCTGGATTAGACATGGCAAGAAAGTGATCAAGCTTGGTTGCATCGCGGCAAATTAGCGTTAGATCAGTATGATTGCCCTCAATATGGAATTGAGATTTAGAGCACCCAACAATAGCTGTCTTGATATCTTCAACCGTGTAACCCTCTTTGAGCCTTGCTTGAATTTTGGATTTGCGCTGGTTATCAAGAATGGTTCGATTATTCTTGTTAAACGTCACTTTCCAAAACTCAAAAACCTCTTGAATCTCATTTTTGAAATTCTCTTTAGGTTTTTCAACAGGCACAGGTTCGCCGTTAGGCGGACATATATTATTTTCTTGGTTAGATGGTTCGTTGGTTAGATGGTTAGATGGTTTAGGCTTTATTTGGGTTTCTTTGGGTTTTTCTGGGTTTAATTCGCTTTCATTTGGGTTTTCTTGGCTTTTATTTTTAAAGCCAGAATTATCAAAATCATTCCCATTATTACCAGAATCATTTTTTGGGTTTTTCTTTGGGCGACCACCTTTTTTGCCATTCTCTGCTTGTTTAGCAAGGAAGGCTCTATACTTTTCAAGCTCTTCTTTAATGTGGTTTTGAATATAAACCCCGTCCTCATTTAATTTGAAAAACTTCTTAAGTACAAATTTAACAGCGTCAATTTCTTCCTCAGTTTCCGCCCACACCCATTCAATAGCCTCTTCAAGCGTTGGGAACGATTCACGGTCGTAACAGGCATCCATGAGCAAGTTATAAACCCCATGCTGCAAAATGTTTAATCTTCCAGCCTTGCGGTAATAATCACCAATATTTCGCTCGTAGTAGTGCATTACAACTTATCCTTTGCTCTTAGACGGTTGATTTCAGCGCTCTCAAATCGATTCAAGAGTGCATATAGGTGAGCATGTTTTTGTAGGTCCGCTATAACCTCCCCAATTGGATGGGAAGTTTTGTTGAAATCTTTTTGAACGCCCAAAGCCTTTTCAAGTTCTTTGCGAGATTCCTTGTACTCAGCTATTGAGTCTGCATATGCGTCATGATCAATTTGCCATTGAGTAAGGACTTGATCCTCCTCATCATATGGGCTTGCACAGTCTGAATTTTGTGCTAAGATTTGTTCATTCATTTTGGTTTGCTCCAAATACGATACTTAGACCGCTATCTGTTCCAGCAGATGGCGGTTTTTATTTCTTTGGTGTTGGAATAAAATCGACTAAGAGTAATTCAGGGTGTTTAAGTCTTTCCTTAGCGGGAATGCCTCTAATTTTCCAGTTTTGAACGCGCTGAACGTTATAGCCCAAGGTTTGAGCCAGTGCAGTAGCACCTCCGTGCTTGTCGATAAGCTCAGCATCTTTTTGGATACTACTCATTAGCACCTCGAAATAAATCATTTTGATTGATTCAGTATACACAAACAAAAAAATCATTCAATCATTTTGATTTACACAAAATGTGTTATTATTTGCAGCAATTAATTCTAAGCCTTGCCGAGAGAGTCATGGAAAAGAAGCAAATTCACCCAACAATGGAACGCGTCTACCAAGTCACAAAAATCACTGGGGCCGATTTGGCTTACGCCTTAGATGAGACTCCTCAAATTGTTTACAATTGGGAGCGCCGAGGTATTTCAAAAACTGGTGCTTTCAAAGTATCCAATAAATTTAATATTGATGTCGGCTGGATTCTTACTGGAAAGGGTTCACCATCCATTGATAGTGTTAGAAATAAAAAAATCACCACAGATACTAAACGAGGTGGTTGGGTTCCTGTGAAGTCATACTCGAAGATGGGAATGGATGGTTATTACACTGAAATGGGATATTTAGGTAATGGCGGAGACGGCTATGTACCCTCTCTTACGGCAGGGCCAAATGCTTACGCTGTAAGAGGTACAGGTGATTCAATGTATCCTGCTATTCGTAATGGTTGGTATGTGGTTTGTGATCCAGATGCAGAGCCAACACCTACAGAATTTGTAGAGGTTCAACTGAAAGATGGTAGACGAACCATTAAAGAATTTATTGGGATTGTTAATGATGTTCTGCACCTTTTGGCTGTGAACGGCGAGACAAGGATGACTATTGATATGGAAGATGTAGCTGCAATTGTTGCGGTATCTGATATTATCCCTCCAAGTAAACATGTGCATGAGTATCCAGTTCAACAAATTCAGAATATATATTTAGATTAAGAAAAATTAAAACTAAAAAGCCCGCTACTTGAATGGCGGGCTTTTTTATTAACTAAAAATAATTAATCAAAATGATTTAAAATTATCTTGACTAGTTTAAACAAAATGATTTATCTTAAATTACACAAAATGATTGATTCATTTTATAAACACGAAACCCAGAGTCAATGCTCTGGTATTTTAAGATAAATTTTTGTCCTGAAAATTTTGGTCGAGGATCGGGACAAGTAACTTTTTGGTGGTCACATTATGAACCAAATCACAGATATTAGTCAACAAGTCGGCGCTAATTCGCATCTCCGTTCTACTAATAAAAACAAGCCTGTTGAAAAACTACTTTCTCAGCTTGATGCATGGATGGCAGATGAAAGCTTATGCCATTACCTTTCAATTCAAATTACTGGTAAAGAAATTTACCCATTTGGAATTATTAACCGTCCGTTCTTTCATCTTGATCAAGCAGAAAGAAAGCTAGAAAGCTTAAAAAGCTCAAATCCAGAAGTGGATTACTACATTACTGCAGGCGCTTTTGCCACCTCTGTTTTAAATTTTGAAGACGAAGAGGCGCCAATGTGGGAGCGAGTTTGGCTCAATTTTCATGAGTACCGACTAATAAATCTTCAAGTTCAGAAAATGTCTCATGAAGAGTTGGTAAAACTTGTACCAAATTATGATGAAACATTGCTTTGGCAAGAAACTCAAAACACTGAAAGTGCTTGTCACTATTACATGGCTACAGCATTAGATGAGTCTGACCAAGGCATCTCTATGTCATCAGAGTGGTTTATTGATTTGTTAGATGCCATTAGTGCAAAACAGTATTTTTCCAAAACATGTCCTGGTCGCAAAGTTGAGATTCGCTCAGGCGTTGTGTCCACTGAAGATTTAATGGCTTTAGATGGCCGTACTAGTGATTGCTATCAAGCTCTAATCGATGCTCACAAAGAGCGCTTAGCTTCACTTAAAAATAAAGGGGAATAATCATGCGTACTAGTTCACAACTTTTTCCAGAAAACAAAAGCGTGACTGTGGATGATCTTGTTACAGCACGTAGCGAAGCGAAAAATGATATGGGCGATATAAACACCCTACTCTCTGCAATTGAGCTAAGTCTTGTTGAAAAACTTAAGGACCATAACTTAAGTAAGTTTGCTTTTGATAAAACTTTTCGCTTGATTGATATTGCCAAAACACACGCAGATCTATCTCAGGATTATCACAACGGTGAGCTTGCTCAATTAACTGGTGGTCAATACCAACTTGATGAGCTGAAAAATAATATTACACACCTTGAGGTTGTCCCAGAGAAGCAAGAAATCAACACAAATCATTTAGCTCCAGCGAATGCAGCCATCTCTAAAACACTTGCAGAAGGTTTTAAAAATGACGGACGGCGTTAAGTACGCCGACCTCTCTAAAGAGGTAATTTTTGAGGCGTTCTTATTATGGCTTACAAAGATTGGGTATCGCGGAATTGTTAGACCTTGTGGGCGCATGGAGTTCTACTGCGCCACAGTAAACAAAGCTTTTCCAAGAAACGTGCATATCACGTATGACAGGAAAATGAATAAAGCAGCTACCCAACTTTATAAAGAATTTGAAAATCATTTAAAGGCGTGATCATGAAAAAATTGAATAAAGTGCTTATTAGCTACCAAATTGAGCAGTTTAAATTGCATTGCCTAAAGCTATGGTTTGCAGGTGACTTAGCGGCAACTTATAAAAATTCAGACCTATTTGATTACTTCATTCATGATAGTGGATTTGTTTATTGGTCTAAAGAGCAAACTCGTCAACTTTGGGATTTTTGGCAATCTGCACAATCTAATAAACCAATTGGGGATTATCCAGTTTACTCAGTTGTTGGTTTAGATCTAGAGGTTAATGAACCACATTTAATAGTGGGTGATGATTATCTGATGGTTAGTGAATGTTTTCATACAAATGATGGTGATGAAGCACAAGAGAAGCTTCAGCAATTTAAAAAAGCTTTTCCTAAGGTAATGGTCACAAATAACGCCATTATTTCATTGGAGTACTTGGGTATTGAGAAGAAGAGACTTGAAAAAGAGCTTGGCATTACCAACGAGGGCTAAAGACATGCCAAATAAAAGTATTGTAAATGACCGTGCAGCTTTTGACGATTGGCACTTTAAAGACTGGAACGACAACTGCGGAAATGAGCTAGATGATGTGGAAGCAAGACACTTATATAACCGTGTCTATAGCAGTCCAGCAAATAGTAGAGAACGTGAACGTAGTTTCATAGCTTGGCAAGCAGCTACAGAACGGGCAAACAAGAAGCTTGAAGGCTGCATATTGGTACCAAGAACTAGAAAAGTTGTAGTGGCAATTGAAAAAATAGTTCAGCAGCAATGTGATGCCAGTGGAGTACAGGAACCGCTTCACAGATTGGATGGGTGGAGAATTTTGGAGGAAATTGCAGAAAAGGTTGAGGAGATTAAGTAATGAACAATGTATCTGTTTTTAACTTCAATCAAAAAGAAGTTCGCACCATCGTAAAAAAGGATGGTGAAATTTGGTTTGTTCTTTCTGATGTTTGTAATGTTTTAGAGATTGGTAATGTTAGCATGGCTGCCAGTAGATTGGATGCTGAAGAAATTACCCTCAGTACTATTGAGGGTAGCCATAGGCCTACTAATTTAGTCAATGAATCTGGTCTTTATTCTTTAGTTCTAACAAGTCGTAAACCTGAAGCTAAGCAATTTAAGAAATGGGTTACTTCTGACGTATTGCCAAGCATTCGTAAAAATGGTGGCTATATTTCAGGTCAGGAAAACGATGATCCCGAAATCATAATGGCTAAGGCATTACAGGTAGCTAATAATGTGATTCTTCGCAAGACTCAAGAATTACAACAAGCTCAGGCTGAACGTGACCATGCTATTACAACCAAAGCGGAAATTGGTAGTCGCCGAGAGGCTACAGCTATGGCAACCGCATCTAAATTCAAGCGTGAAAATGAAGACCTTAGGCAGAAATTAGGTGAATCCATTTCTTTCGCTGCGGTGGCCTCAATCAACACAAAACTCAAAACTAACTTTGGAAATAAAGAAGGTCGCCTACTCTCTAAATATAGTCGTGAGCACCATTTAGAAATTAAAAAAGCGACTGTACAGGGTCAACGCTTCTCCGAAGTAAATTCATATCACCGAGATGCTTGGCTTGCAATTTTTAACATTGATTTAACCTCAGTTTTTGGAGCGTAACTATGAAACAGCCATCTAAACTTATGTGTCAACTAGGTTCATTATCTCGTGGACTGGATAAAGAAAATTCAGAGTTCGAGCCAAAATCACGCGATAAGCTCGCTTTGAAACTGAGAAAGGTTGTAAATAGCGCCCAAAAACTCGAAGCACAGGAGTTTGATTTGTTCTGTCGTATTAATGGGGCAAGGGATATTGTTTTGGATCTTATGGATGGCTTAGGCCTCAAGAAAGGCGCTGAGATTGAAAAGCAATTAATTCTTATTCTTGATGCATTGGATGGTGTGGAATGACAGAAGTTAAATTTGTTTCTATGCCTGCGAATGAATTAGCGCAGTTGATGGAGAAAGCTTGTGAAAATGCGGTATCCAAAGTCTTAGCAGCCCAAGGCGATGAGCTGCTTAACATTACGCAATTATGTGAACGTATACCGGGCTTATCCTACCATTCATTTAAGAAGTTAGCCAAAGAGCATAGATTCAAAGATATTAAAGGCCGTTATTCGCTTACGGCTGTGAAAGCCGCGCTGCAATCTCACTAGATGTGGGATTGTAGTAAATCATCGCACGCCGCGGATTACTCCACCCAAACATTTTACACAGATCAAGCAGCGGGATTTTTAAAGCAATTTTAGTTGCTGCAGTATGGCGGCTATCATGGAAAGTAAAACCTTCTAAACCCGCTTCTAACTTAGCATCACGAAATTCATCGGTTGCATCATCGCTAGTTATGCTAAATACATACCCTTGCTTTTTTGGGCCGATGGATTTAAAGATCTCAACCGCTTGGGAGCTTAAAGGCACTTCCCTTGCACGACCATTTTTTGTAAGGTCTAAAATTAAATAGTTTTTACTCAATCTAATTTTTTCCCACTTCAGATTGCAAATTTCTGAAAGTCTCATTCCAGTTTGTAAAGCGATTAAAAAGATATAGCGCATCTCAGTAGATAAGAAAGGTAATAAAATTTCTATTTCTTCATCACTAATTACACGTTCTCGATGCGGTGATTCTGAAGGGAACTTAATTTCACGTAGAGGGTTTACCGATAGCCATCGCTTGACCTCAATGCACCACGTGAAAAAAGCTGACAGCAAAATAAACTCACGTCTAATTGTGGCACCTTTTACATTTAAAAGTCTTTGCTCACGCCATTCTGTTAAGAAGTCTTTATTAACTTGAATGAGCGGCTGGTCTACATACATGGCTTTTAATAAAAAGTTTATTTTTCTTCGTTCTTTTTCAAAGCCACGTTTATTAATAGAGACGGTATCACGGTACTCAATTAAGGCGTCTTTAAATATAATGTGGTCGAAAATCTCTAACTTTTCATTCTTTAATCTTACTTCTGTTTCTTGCGCCCATTTCTTTGCATCACGCAAAGTATCAAATGTTTTTGACTTAGCCGGATGTGGCTTGATTCTAACGGTAGCTGTCACTCTACCATTACGTTTTTGAAAGGTCGCCAT